AACGATTTGATCATGGAATATATTTTTATGTTCTCTGAGGAATCGTTGTACTCTGATGCAGAAGATGCCCCCCTCGGCCGATTAGGGCTGAAGGAGGAGGCTGCTGGGAAGGTAAGGGTCTTCGCAATGGTCGATCCGTTTACGAATTGGTTGCTAAAACCTCTTCATAAGCTGATTTTTGGCTATTTGCGTAAGATAGATCAGGATGGTACGTTTGATCAAATCGCTCCGATTGATCGTTTGCGCCAAGCCGGGTTTACCCGGTTTTGGTGTTACGATCTGTCGGCTGCGACTGACCGTCTTCCAGTAGTGCTCCAGACGTATGTCTTGGAGCCCTATTTGGGAGATCGAGCGAAAGCTTGAGCTAAGTTATTAGTTGGAAGGTCGTATGTCTTAGGACGGCGAGGAGAGTATCGCTACGCGGTAGGGCAGCCCATGGGGGCTCTATCGTCGTGGGCGATGCTCGCGCTAACGCACCATTTGATTGTTCAGTGAGCGGCGATGCGAGTCCATGCATATAAGCATGGGCTCGGATCGGCGTGGCCGAACAGTCTGGTCTTTAGTTTCTCTTGGTTCAAGGATTATGCTGTTCTAGGTGATGATATCGTTATTGCAAACGGTCTCGTTGCCCGGGAGTACGTCCGCCTAATGGCAGAATTGGGAGTGGGAATCGGTTTGGCAAAGTCATTAATCTCTCGCAAGGGAGGTTTGGAGTTTGCTAAGCGGTTCTTCGTGGCCTCGGGAGATGCATCACCTGTAGCATTCAAGGAATTGTTTGCTGCACGTGGTAATCTCTCGTCCATGATCGCTTTCGCAAGAAAGTGGTCATTACGGGTTGCTGGAATTTTGGACATTATGGGACAGGGCTTCCGTGTAAAGGCTTCCTTGACAAAGCGTTATAACGCGATGCCTCGGAAGGTAGCTAATCTACTGCACTTGTGACATGCTCCTAAACCCGGTCAGGGTTCATTGGTGGCGTGGATACGTCGATTCTCTATGAATCGTGTCTCCTACGCTGACAATTGACCCGCCGTGCTTTGGGAGTATCAAGCTCGTCAGTACAACAGATTGGCCGACATGTTAGAGGGAAGGATGTCTGACTGAAATCAGGCAGCCGAACTCTTTGGTGCCGACCCGTCTGTTGATAGATTTGCTACAGGGGTTGGCCTTGACCTGGACCCTCATCGGGCCCAGTTCTCGGCTAAATCTCCTTTAGATAGACCAGTGGGAGCCTACGGCTCTCCCCTTGAACCAATATCCGATCGTACACGAAGTATGATCTCAATGGTCCTTTACTGGGAAGACATGGAACGTGTTTTCGCTGAGTTAAAGGCTATTGAGCAGGAGTTATTAGACTTGTACCAATTTTGTATGAGTATGCAGCTTGCTGCACACGAAATCTTCGAAACTCTCGAGGATCTTCATGTTCATTTCAGTGAACTGGAGGACAAGTTGGCGTCTATTCCAATCCCTACTAAAAGTGGAGAGTTTCGACCTCTGGACGATGAAAAAGTCTTGACAAGGAACCCTCTACTTTTAGCAAGGTTGTGACGGCAGTTGAACGCTAAGTTGAACTCGCCGTTAACTCCTGAGCTAGCAGCCCGTATAACTGATTTAGATCAGTGGGAGAGAAATTGCTAGTCAAATCTTAGGTGTCATGGAATTTTCTGATACTAGTTAGTAATTGCTGATGAGATAACTCTCAGTGGATGCTAATTAGGGCGAGGAGTTCTTGAGTTACGTAGAGCCCCTCTCTCTCTATCCGGTGAGGATGGAGACAGATGGGTAATACGTAACTTCGCTTTAAGATTTGTAAGTACAACGGTACGATTTCGTACTGAACATGCTATCAGTCTGAACACCGGGGTTGGAAACTCGTAGAGTTAATCCGCCCCACAAATATTGATGTGCACCTGAGCATAATGACCTATCTTAAAACCTTCGTGAGAAGGGGGGTAGATAGGTGGATCCGTC